CTTGAATGATGCTAAGTCGCCACCTAATTGTGTAAGGCCTTTAGACATCTTAGCGGCTTCGTCAGTGTTTAACCCCATTGATGTACTCATATCACCGAATAGCGAAGCAGCGTCTAAGGCTGACTGTTGAGCTAATCCCATTGATTTAATTGAGGTTTTAGACCAGTCTTTTACATTTTTCGCTTGATCGCCAAAGGCAACATCTACCTTGTTTAGGGTTTCATTCAAGTCAGAGGCGGCTTTTATAGCTAAACCGAAGCCTGCGACTATCGGTAAAGTTACCATTGCGGTCATACTTTTGCCGATGTCTCGCATTTTACTTCCGACGGCTTCTATTCTGTCGCCTACTTGCGACATAACTTTACTGGCTTGGTCTTGTGCCTTGATTACAATCTGTAGGGTTTTATCATTCATAGTTTTATAAGTTTAGGGTATCACGAAATTAGTTATTTCTTCTGGCTATCAATCGAGCGTTTACCGATTAACAAAGTGATGAACCAGCTAGGTTGCTCAATATACTGTTGGTAAGTCCACCCAAAGGCATCGCAAATACGCACTACATCCATTCGTGAGCTTATTTGTTGGTTAGATTTAGGGAAGCGTAAGGTTTTGGAATAGTCGTCAATCTCTCGATTGTAGCGTTTAGCTAGGCTTTCTTGACCGTACTCGCTTTTGGGCTGTTTGTTTCGACTACTTCCTCAACGGCTTTTTGGATAGCGGCATAGTCGGCTGATCGTAACTCGCCTAGTTGTGTAGCGATATTATTAGTCTCGCCATCTATTGAGATAGTAAGTCGTTTAACATAAACCTCGGTACTTGCCATAACATTAGCTAGTGGGAACTTAACTGATTGCTCACTACCTGCAACGCCTGATTTTTGGTCAGCATTAACACCAAGGTAAAGTATATCCTCGGACTTTTCATCATCGTTACGAGTGGTGTAGTTTCGGATTACAACGGTCTTACCGCTTACTGGTAGTTTAATTTCTATTGTGTCCTGCATGGGAACTCCTTTTAATTTATTAAGCTATATAAGTGGCTTTTTTGTTGGTGAGTACAGCTGTGATGGCTTTAGCATCGGCTGGGCTGTAGTGGATTGTACCAGTCATTGTCTGTGTAAGTGGGCTGTCTAAGTCCTCTTTACGTGTCCAGTCTGTGATATTCATCTTAGGTGATGTGATAACAAGTTTAGGCTTTGCAGTAGTTCCGATAGTAACATCAGAGTTTAAGGCTGTGATTTGTAGAGCAAGGGCTGTGCCGTTCTTGTAAGCGTCTTGGAATATTGTATCGTTGTATCGGCAAGTCATTTCAAATGAAGCTTCGTAGCCCCGGCTAGTAATGCCAGCAGGGTCAGCACTTCCAGATTCCCAATCAATTTCAATGCTAGGGTCAACAGTTAGTGTGAATGATTCAACAGTCGTCTGAGCAGTTGCACCAGTAAGACCAGCAAGGTCAGCAGCCGTTTTAACGGTTATGTGCTTTGGTACGAACTCAGCCTCTTCAACGTAAGCAACAGTAGCAGTCGTTGATGCACCTTTTTTAGCAATGATGTCAGCCGAATAAGTAATATAGTCATCAAGCTTCATGCTCAATTCCCATTTACCCATACGAGCAAGCGCAAAGGCTTCAGTTGCAATACCGTCTTTACGGACTAATGTAAAACTTTTACCGTTGATGTTTTCGTTAATAGAAAAGGTGTGGTCAAAGACTAAGCCAGAAGCATCAGCATTTGAGGCACTTGAGACGCTACCGAAAGCACCTAGTAAGAAGTACCCAGATGTTATATCAGTTAATTTAGCTTCTAATTTACCCTCGGTATGAGTTCTAAGAACATCAGCACCGTTAGTTTTTACGATGTTACCCCATGCAGCGTTGTTAGTTGCGTAAGTTGATATAGGATTAAGCTCAAAACTTAACTGGTTAATCCACTTAGTAGCTGGTACAGCAGTACCGGCAACGGTTTCAATACCGATTCCATATTTAATTTGTCTCCCAAGTTCGGCCATTACTTTATCTCCTTTTTAACTTTAATTATTGCGTCTTCCATACTCTCAGCCTTGATAGCAACGCCAAGTTCAGGGAATGTATAGGTTTGTAATTCTTTGACTTCTTTAACTGTTGGGTTAATCGCTTTCATATGAGTTTAGGGTATCACAGATTTATCTGAACGACTTATCTATCTCACAGAATAATCTTATTTCAAGCATTAAGCCCGGGCCGTCGTTAATAGTTACTCTTGTCATCGTTCCTGGCGCAGGTCGCATTACTTCACAAGCTCGTGTAAGCCCCAGTGTAGTGCCTAAACCCTCTGACAGGTCTATAGTATGGTCGAACATATCAATAACGTCATCAAGTAGCTTATAGGCTTGAGCGAACTGGTCAGATAGGGTAACTGTTGTAGGCGTGACTAGATACATCTCAACAATATACTCAATCACTCGTCGATTCTGGCTAACTGTCGCATAATCACTGGCTGTATCAATGTAGTAATGACAAGCCGATGGATAACCAGCAAAGTCGGCCTGTTGTGATGGGGCTGCTGGTAGAACGGTTACAAAATAGTCTGTTGCCGTTAGTAAGGCTTGTACGTTGTCTTTGATTTTTGTTATGGACATTTAGATACTCCTCAATATTTTATCTACAGCTTTTTCAGCGTTACGTTCAATCTGTGGTTTAAGACTGACGTAGGTTCTGGTCATAAATGGATTGCCACCGTATGAACTGCCTCGAAGTTTAAGTGGGGCAAATGGTGACTTAGCACCGTCATGTACCCACCCCATATAAACAGCGTTAGGCTGAACGGCAGCATAAAGTGGTCTAATCGTTTGAAAGATACTATTTTGTAGGCGACCGACTAAGACCGGTACTTCTTGTTTAGCTTGTCGCTCGACTAGAGCCGATGAGGTCTCAATCCAGTTCTGTAAATGACGAGTAACTAGAGCAGGGGCTTTGTTAAAAGCAGCTCTTAGTTGGTCAGCATTAGATGTGAAAGATATGTTCATAACTTTTCTAGAGCAATCTTTTTATGTTGTAATTTACCAAAGTTATACGTGCTAACACCTTTAACCCCATAAGTTTCAGCATTGAAGATGACACGATCGCCAGCCGTTATATCAGCAGTCATTGGCATATAGCATTTGAACCCTTTAGAAAAGGCAATCCCAAACAGTTGGACTTCCTCGGCATTTATAGGCTGTATAAAACAAACACTCGAACCGACAACTGAAAAGACGTACTTAGTACCGACTAAAGCACTTCGTTCGATTGAGGCGCTATGTGGGTAGTTCATTACATTCTCCTGCTAAGTCGTGCGTATCCCTCAAGTATGCCGAGAGATTGTGGGGTTATACCTTTAATTGAATTGTCATAACTAACAGACCAATCACCGACAGATTCACTCTTATAACCGTTGACTATTTCGGTCATCGAATTAGTAGCAAGTTCTAAGGCCGCAAGTTTGATGTCGGCAGGGATTACTGTGTAACCTAGTACGCCTGTAACTGATATATTCTCATCGCCTTTATTCCAGTCGGCAGTGTTTCTAATAGCTAGGCTATCAACAGCACCTCTAGGATATAGCGAATAAGTATTGACGGCCATAATAACTTCGTCTTGTTTGACCTCAGTAATAGTGTGCATTGTTGGGATTACGACAAGTTCTTCATCATTACCATCAACGTAGATGGTTGATGGAGTTGAACCGCCAAAGGTTGTGCCGGTTTGTTTATCAATATAAGCGTCAATTGATGGGGCTAATACGCTAGTAAAATAGCTTGATTCGTTGGCCGTTAATGTTCTACCGAGCTTTGCTTCAAGGTTGGGTTGAGTAATGTATGTCATATAGTTATAAGGGTATGTTATATGAACCATTTTATCAACTTACCAGTATCTGAGTTCACCCTCTTTGCGAGCAGTTGCGGCCAATGGAATTGTATTATAGTATCCTAGACCGTGCAAAACACCACCTGCCCTAATATAAGCTACCCATTTACCACTACGCTTGTCGAATGAAACGCCCATTACACCAGATGTATTATCCTTAGGGGCTCTTCTATTCCTATTCTGCTCTGTCCTTGTAGCCCAACGGCAATTTGATGGACTATAGCCTTTATTGTTATTAACACGATCGATACA